CATTTTTAGTAAACCACGAGTCAATTAACATAGCAATACCAGCAATTGCTGTAGCTAATCCTATGTATCCTTGTATTGCACTAACAAAACCACTAACAGCTGTTGTAGCAATGGTAACGGCTCCACTAATACCAGTCATGGTTTTACGAATCGGCCCCATTTCCGATTCACCAATATTTTTCTTTAATTCTTGAAATGCACCAAATACTCCAATAGTACTAGTATCAGTACTTGCACTACTTATTATTTGTTTTTGCTGTGCTATAGCTATGGCACGTTTAGCTCTTGCTTCAGCTTGACCGCCTGCTGATAGTATACTTTGTTGTGCATTTAATTTAGCTGTAGTATCTGCGACAGCTTTACTATAGGCTACTTCAGCGTCTTTACTGGCTTGAATTGCTTTTGCTGCGGTATAGTAACGTTCAGCAATGTCTAATTTTCCTTGTTTTTCGTAACGAGCACCTACTTTATTTAAGTAATCTAATTCTTCTTTAGTTACTTCTTGGCTAGCTTTTTTAAGGATTTCCGCCCCTTTAGTAGCTTTGCCAAAACTAGTGCTGCGTATTGAATCAATCTTTTTAGCTGCGGCATCTACTGCAGCAACTTCTTTTTCTGCAGCAGCTTCTGCTAATGCTGTAACTTTATTTGCTTGTGAAACCTGAGCAGCTTTAGCATCTGCAACACGTGCTTCGGCGGCTTTAGCCGCAGCTGCGGCACTAGATACTAATCCTTCACGATACTGAGTAATTGCAGGTATAGCTTGTTTTACAAGTGTAGTAGCTAAAAATGCAATGCCTGCTGTTAAGGTTGCGGGGCTTTGACTTAAACTATTTAATAGCGGCCCTAATACTTTATTTACCGTTTCTAGTCCATTTTGAGCTAAGTCTTTTAAACTAGCTAATAATTTATCATATGGATTAGTAGGAATATTGATTGCGGCAAATTTATCAGTGCCTTCTTTTAATACTGCATTAGCAAATGCTTGACGTTTTTCAAAGTCTGTTAATGCACTTGCGCTTTTACCTACCGAACGAGCATAGTCTTCAGTAGCTTTATCAATTTTAGTAAAAATTCCCAATTCATCTAACAGTTCAGGCTCTAATTTAGTAATACCACGTGTTAAGCGGCTGACTGCATCGGTCATACTTAATCCAAGTGCTTGAGAAGCATTTTTAGCAACTGCTCCCAACTGCATTAATTGTTTGCCGCTCATACCAGCACTTGTAGCCTTAGCCGTCGCTTCCATAGAGTCACGTAAGCTCAATGCACCACCACTAGCACTAGCTAAGTTTTTAGCCAAAGTTCCAAGACTTTGACCGCTTGTAGCACCTAACTGATTTAAGCCTTCTACCATATTGGTAGTATTCATGGCTTCTTTTAAAGCATTAAAAGCTGCGCCAACAGCAAATAAGTTAGCAGCCACGGTAGCATATAATCTAACTAATCCCCCAAGGCCTTGGGATTCTTTTGCAAAATCACGTGCACCTGCACCTGTGCCTACGGCACCTCTTGCTCTGCCGTAATCTTGACCGCTAACTCCTTTATCGCCTTCGGCTTTAAAAGCGCTTTGCGCGGCTTTTGACATCTCTCTGTTAAGAGCTTTTGCTTCTTCAATGCGTTTTTGCATTGAATTAGACTTATCGCTAAAGGATAAGTCGTAATCTATTGTTTCACCGGCCATACAGTCTCCTGGGCTATAAACTTAAAATAAGTAAATATATTTGTTACCATTATATCACTATAGGAGCTCGTTGTCAAACCAAAAAATTTTTAGCAATAAAAAACCCGCTAATATTAGTTAGCGGGTTTCTTGGTTTGTTTACGAATTTCTTCAATCCGCACAGAATCAATCATATTTATCAAGTTATAATAAAAAGCTTGATCAATTTTAGGGATATCATAGGCGTCAAAAACTTGAAATATTGAGTTCAAATTTTTTCCTAAATAGCTGCCTGCTACAAATTCCCATTCATCTCGTAATACTCTATAAATATTAAAAGCTTCTTGTACTTCGATAGGAAAATCATCTAAATCTATAGGAATTTCTTCATCTATAGGTTCACTTCCCATTTGTTCGCACAAATCGAAGTACTGTTCTTTGGTCATTCCAACAGCACTATTTTGTTGATAGTTAACTATCTGTTTTCTAACAGTAATTAACTGTTCGTCGTAAAATTTGCTAAATCATTCACCTGCTCACTAATAAAGTTATCAAACTGTGAGCTGTTTTTCATAAGCATGAGAGCATTATCTTTGCTATAACCTAGTTCATCTTTTGGATCAAAATCAGAAACATCAACAGGTACTAACAAATCTACATAACTAAATTTTAAGCCTTTCCAGCCTTTTATAGCTGCATCAACATAAAGTTCTAAAAATAGATCTTCGTTAAATTCATCTTGAACTGCTTTACCTTTAAAGGTATTTTTTGTAGATTTTTTACGTAGTCCGATTAATGTCTCACGACTCATATAACCAATAGTAATTTTGAAATCAGGAAACCCTGGATATTCAATTTCTACTGTTTTTGATGGTACTAGTAATGACTTTAGGCTAATTTCCTGTGCCATAATATTCCTTGATTTTTATTCTATATAGGATTTAAAAAATAGGTGCTGGAGATCAGCCCAGCACCTGCTGTTAACGTTACAGCTTAAGCTGTTGCGTAGTAGTTTACAGTAACTTCGTTAGCTTGGTCAATATCAAATACGCCAGCACTACCAGTTCCTGTAGAACCTTGACCAGTGAGTGTCAAAGTAGTACTAATAACTTGTTCTGTGTTAACTGTTGGGATTTGCAACATAGCTGCTGGTAGTTTGATATCTACTCGAGTTCCGTTTGCACCACCACCCATTTGAACAACAATTGCATAGCTTGGATTAATTTCGGTAGCAGCACTAGCCAACAAACCGCTTAACAATCCACCAGTATTGGCGCTGCCACTACGTAAGTATGCAGTTAATGTACCAGTAATACTACGAGTACCTGTAAAATAGGTAATAGGTAAATTAACCACACCTAAGTTAGCTGGAGTTAAATAAGTAAGGTTATTACTCATAGTGATAGAACCACCAGTAATAGGTACGTTGAAGTCAGTACCAATAAAATCAGCAATATCGTTGTTAACTAACAATGTACTTAACTTGTTAGTAATGTACTTAGCAGCAGTATTTTTTGCATTTGCTTCTTCTGGGCCTGTAGCACCAACATCAGCACCAGTAAATACAACTGGACTAGCTTGGCTAGCAGCAATAGCAACCTGACGAATCAAACTACCTTTACCAGCCCACTGAATTGAAGCGATAGCATCGATACCAAAGTCAATAGTAGCTGTATCTAAAGCGCAATTATCTAAAGCATATGCTAAGTCATCAAACACAACGATCAAACCAAAAGCTTGTAATTGGTGTTTGTTGGAGTTACTTACTGAAAAAATTCCAGGGTTAGGTGATGTACCATCGGCCCAAGCTGCATTAGCTGTACCAAGTGCAATTGCTCCACCAAAAGCGTTCCACAAAACTTTTTCTTCACAAGTAACTGTGGTAGAGTTTAAATATGGGCGTAAATAAGTTGAAAAGCTAAAATCGAGTGGCTCTAAAGCAGTATTAAAACTACGCTGACCACGGGCTGGGGCTGTTCCTGCTTCGTTAAGTGTTACAGTATCAACTGTTGTGTTTTGACTGAAACTCATACCTTCCAACACTTGAATTTCCCAAGTATTGGAAGTTGAAAATGGGATTGCTTCGTCTTTATAGGCACCTGCACGAATGCGTCCTTGACTGTCTACGTTTGTAGTAAAGAAGACTCTACTATTACGAATTAAATTAACTGCCATAGTTATTCCTTTTTTTATGTTAAATAACTACAAAGTATTGCGACTAGACATTTATCTGTACTTATACGTTGTAATTAATTTCGTGCATATCGCACCTGTAAGTATATTTCGCCTACTCCGTAAGGAGTTAGAAGCCCCTCATCAGTAGTAATAGACTGAACTAAAATTTCAGTCGTTTCCAAGTTATTATCTTGGTCATAGACTAATACGCGATTTGCATCTACGCATTTCTCTACATCTTCTAGTAATAATTCTAGTTGTTCCTGAGTTTGGTCTTCGCTTTTTACATAACACTTTACACAAACTAGTAAATATGCCCATGAAAATCCACTTGGATGGTAATCTCTTGTTTCTGTGCCAGGAGTAAGGTAAACACATGGAAAGTCTTGTACTTCGTCCCAGAACTTTAATTTAGGATAACTATTATTACTTATGTTTGTTTGGTAAATTCCAGTACCATCAATTAATTTAAATTTTTCAGCCAAAGCCTTTAATATATGTGTTCTTTTGCTCATACTAATACGGCCCTCATTCTATCAGATACACTCTTTTGTGCAATTTCACGAATAGAGCCAGAAATTAATAATTTAGGATCTCTAGTCCTAGGGTTACTCTGTCTGCCACCAGCACTAAAAGTAGCGTATGGGTATTTCATATAGTTGTAGTATACGGATAACATTCCAGATCTACCTCTTGAAACACTTTCAATTTTTACACTTTCTGCAAATCTTCCACTACGCAAGTTTAAAATATCTCTACGATTACCTTTGCCCATATTTTTCTTTATGGTATCAGCAATAGCAGATTTAAGTAAATTTTCTAAACTTGTTAAATTGGTTGCTGATTGGTTAGAACCAGAAAGTTTTGGTACATTAGCTATAACTTCTTTTGTAGTTGGTAGCTGTACTTTAGTTCTTGATCTACTTACTTTAGTTTTTTGTACAATAGTAGTATTACTAGCGTAATTTCCTGAAGATTTTCCAGTTGTTAAGTGTGACTTAAGATTTTCTTGTAAATACTGTCGTAAACTTTTTGATGTTACTAAATCTAATAACAAAGACTTATTTTGTCTTAGTCTTGCAGTAAGTGCTTTGCCTATGCCAAACTTGGCTTCTTTTGGAGCTTTTAATAAGTTTTCAGCTTGGGACTCTAAAGACCCTACCATCAGCCCAGACTCAATCAACATTTCCAGAACCAGTTTAGTATTGTTAAATTTCTTTCTAACAATAATCCTAGTTTCGGCTTGGCCTGTTTCTTTACTAAAGGTTCTTACTAATCTGTCTACTTTGGCATCTTTGGGCCATTCTAGTAATGCTTGTAATAACCTAGGACTAACTAATCCACGTTTAACTTCTGATGAGCCTTCTTTTGAACTTATAATATCAATTTCAACGTGACCTAAATTTTGTAGTACACTAAAGTTTTTATCTAAGTATGCCTTAAGAATATTTCTAGGGCTATTTCCTAATGTGTCGTCAATAAGGTCTGAAAAAGCACCATAATCAAAATTAGCTTTTACTCTGCCACCAAATTTACTTTGTATAGTAGTAAATTTAGGAGAAAGTATCAATACAGTTTTATTTTTCTTTGATAGTTCTTTTATAGTAACAGTCTTTTTAAATAATTGCTGTATAGTGGCTTTAATTTTTCCATTATCTTCTTGAATACTTTGATTTAATTTTTCAAGAGTTTCTTGCAATTCTTTAGACGTTATAGAAGGAACTTCATCTATATATTCATTAATTGTTTTTTGATAAGCCTTATCCAACTCTTGAATAAGCATATCAGTATTTTTAAGATTTAATAACTGTGTTAAATCTTGAATAGCTTTTGCTTCTGGCTGTAAAATATTTTTTCTAATACTGCCAATGTCTAGATACAGAGTAAATGGTAATGTGCTATCAATGTAGCCTCGAATATCATTATCTTTTTTACTAATGTATTCTTGTATGAACTTGTGATCTTCTCGAGCAAGTTGTTTAAACCAATCCGCTGTATAAAATGCCATTATGTAAAGTCCGCCATATATTGATCCAATACACGTTTAATGTGTGCTGGTAAATTACTAGTACTTACATAGTTAATTTGTGTAGTATTGGGATTAATATCTCTATTAGTATGAACTGCACCATTATTTTTAGAATAGTATTCTACTAAGTCTAATACCGCTAGTTTTAAATCTCCAGGTACTACTTCATATCCTGCAAAATAAACTACTTTATAACCATTTATTAATTCTGGAAAACCATTAGGAGCAAGACTAATAACTGAGTCGCTTTTTTGTACCCAATCTGTAAACTTTGTTAAAGCAGTATAAGTTTTACCATAGTCTGCACTTGTTGCTACAGATGTAATATTTACTACTGGAGTTTCTTTTAAATAAATTTCTTTAAAACCACCATCAAAGATTTCTGTTTTTGATTCGTCATAGTAATCTATGAAAGTTCTGCGACAATAAGTTTTTACTAAGTCACTTACTTTTGGTATTAAAAAATCAATTTCTGTATCAGAGTTTGTACTTGAAATTCCCAAGTAGGCTTTGTACTCTGCTTTTGTTACTAAATTTGTTGCCATGTACACCTCACTTGTTTTATAAAAGCACTCGTGATGCCTTTATAAAACAAGACCCTCGAAAGGGTCTTGTTACAATACATTAACCGATTAGGTTGCTGTATACTTGTGTGCTGTAACTGCGTTACCGTAGTTACTTGTAACACGTGTCATACCGGTACGGAGGCTAGCCACCATAACGCGACGCTGTGTTTCCACCAACTCTTGTGTGTCGATACGCAGACCACGCTGGTTACCAACGATGAAGTTACCTGGGTTCAAGCAGATTGCACCAGCAACGCCTGTACCTGGAGTAGCAAACTCACCAGACACTAACACAGGGCTTCCACCGATTTGACCGATTTGACCAGTCAGCAATGTAGCTTGTGTACCAACTTGGTTCATTGTTTGGAAGACTGTGTCTTCGAGCAACTGGTAGTATGTATCGGTATTAACGATATAAACCACTTCTTGTGGGTCGAGACCCCAAGTGCCCAAACCTTGACGCAAAGTGCGCATCTTAGCAACTGTCATACCAGCAGTAACTGTGTTACCCGTAGCAGTGGTGTTAGAAGCCCAGTTAGATAATCCCTTAACAGGAACTGTAGCATCGCCAGCACCTAACAAGAAGGCTGCATCAACAGCGCGAGCAACACGACGGATCATACCATCACGGATGATTGGCATTAAAGCCAACAATGCGTCTTCTTCTTCTTCGTAAGCTGTATACTCGTTAGTAGCAACTTTATAAGCGTTCAAAGTGATTTCTTTGATAGCGTGTGTAGCATTTCCACCAGCAGAAGCACCAGCAGCACCCAATGTACCTGGAGCAGCGCCGAAGTTGCTGTTAGCAACCCAAGTAGCAGTACCTGCTTCTGGATTCACTGGAATAGTCATCACGTTAGTTTGCATAGCAATGTTGCGGAAAATAGGAGCAACAACTAAACGACGACGAACTTCAGCTTCTAAGTTTAAAGAAACTTCTGTTTCCCATGTAGCGCTAGGAACGTGATTGCCATACTTTTCAGCATAAGCACGACCTGTTTTTGTACCTTCAACAGACTTGCCAGCCATTTTAGCTAACAAAACTGCTTTTTCTTTATCAGCATAAGCCATTTCACCAGCTTTAGCATCAGTGAATTGCATACGTGATTTTTGAATAGCTTCTAATTCAGCAGCTTTCTCTTTAACAGCAGCTTCTAAACCAGCTAAAGCCGATTTGCTTTGCTCTGTTTGAGCTTCTAAACGCTTTTCTACTTCAGCTAACAAGCGCTCAGCACCTGTGTCAACAGTAGATACTTGTGCAGCAACGGCTGCTTTAACTTTAGCATCGAACTCAGCTTGTGCTTTTTCTGCAGCAGCTTTTTGATCAGCAGCTTTAGTTTGAGCTTCGATAACAGCCTTGGCTGTAGATTCTGCGGCTTTGGCAGCAGTGTCTGCTAGCAATTGTTCTAATTGTTTTGGATCCATGATATCCGATTCCTTTTTGATTTCGCTATTTGCTTCCGTTGAGGATTCTAGCCCTTTAGCTGACTCGCTGTTGGGTGCAAATTGCAGTTTGAAAG